CTTTCATCCACAATCATCATGGTTTTGTTTTTGTCCTGGACACTTAAATATTTTTCTAAAAACTTTACACCCTTTGGTGATGAAATAGATTCGATGTTCATTAAAAATATATTTAAAGGCACAGAATTTTTTTCTAATAAATCAGTTAAGTTCGCTTTTGTTTGTGGATCTTTTAAACTCGGGTCCCAAGTATGAATGACATATTTTGTTTTATCCGGTGATACAAATTCAATAATTTCTTTATACCAATTACGGTACACGGACTTCGGTGCAAAGATTACACAGTTATCCACACCTTTTTTATGATGCAGAGTCATCAAATCCATGATCGCTGTTATCGTTTTACCTGTACCCATTTCCATCAAATAGGCGAAATTGTTGACGTTTGTGTCATGACAAATTCGAACTGCCTTGAGTTGATGAAGAAAAGGTTCCTTCAAAAAAAAGTTAGCCATATACAAAATAATATATTGCATTTTGTTAGGATTTCAAGTATAAGATTTGTATTGAACAATTAAGTGTTTAGCTGACACTTATGGCTTGTGGCGGAACAACGTTTTCAACAGAGGCGTAACGCACAGGGGTGATAGAGTAGGGCCAACTGGCTGAGGCTATCATGAGTAGGTTCGAGTAGGGTAGATGAACAGTTTATCTGTGTCCCGAAAGTTGGAGGTGAAACAACTAATCCTCCCAAGCTGTTCTTACAAAGGAGGCAAACATGGCTAGCATAATTGACTTTGAAGACCTCAAGCAAGATGCGGGGGATCTCAAAAAACTTCAAGACGATGATCTATCGGGATTATCAAAACTCATACAAAAACAATTAGATTTAGACTCGGAAATAGAAAATATGGAAGAGACAATGAAAGAATTAAAAAGAGAAAGAGATATTCTTTCTAGTGAAACAATTCCTACTAAAATGCAGGAACTAGGTATTAATGAAACTACAATGAGAGATGGCAGTAAAGTGACTGTTAAGGAAGGATTTCATTGCAGAATACCGAAAGCCAAAGAAGAAGAAGCATTACAGTATTTAAAAGATAATGACCTAGGTGACATTATAAAAAACCAGGTATCAACAAGTTTCGGAACGGGTGAAGACAATATGGCTGGAGATTTAGCTGGATATATTGAATCAAACTTCGGCATCACCCCGGACGTGAAAAAATCAGTGCACCCTTCGACACTGAAGGCGACTTTAAAAAAGCGTCACGAAGAAGGACTAACGGACCCTGATGATCTCTTTGGGATCTTCATACGTCCAGAAACAAAAATAACAAAAGGAACAAAATAAATGACACAAAAACAACAAACCAAAAACGAAGTAGCAACAGCAAAATCTACTGCCGTTACTGCTACACCACTTGATTTAAGTGTGGTAGCCCAAGACCAAGGTAAAGGTTTAGCCGCCGTTGATATGGAGAGTACCGCTATACCTTTCTTGAAAATACTCAGCTCAATGTCTCCGCAGACAAAAAAACAAAAGAGTGAGTATGTTGAGGGGGCAGAAGAAGGTATGATTTTCAATACGGTCACTGAGGAAACTTATGACGGTACTGAAGGTATCTCAGTTATACCATGTTACTTCGAGCCTGTTGCACTAGAATGGTCCGATCGAGGTACAGGGTCCTCGGCTCCCATCGTGCACCCAGTGGATACTCCTCTTTGGGATAAAACAACAAAGGACGCAGAGGGTAAATCTAGGCTTCCACAGGGTACTTACTTAGAAAGAACTCATAATCATTACTGCCTCCTTACAAACAGTGAAGGACTTACCTCGCAGGTCCTTATTTCTATGAAGGTGAGTGGCTTATCTAAGTCTAGGAAATGGAACAGTCTCGTTATGTCAGCTAAGGTGAAGAATGGTGAACAGTCCATCAACCCTCCTAGTTGGTACTTCAAGTATAACTTGACCACCAAACCACAATCCAATGACAAAGGTGATTGGTATAGCTGGGATATTAAGAGAGGTGATGTCGTTTCGGCTCAAGAATACGAAGATGGAAAACGATTTCACAATGCAGTGAAAAAAGGATCTGTTGAGGTCAACTACGAACAGACGAATGAGAGTTCTGGAACAGATAAACCAGATACTGACAATCCTTTTTAAGGTGCTAGGGGGACTTCGGTCCCCCTCTTTATTGAATGGAAGCGTATCTAAAATTCAAAGCAATCTTTAATGGGCTAACACGTGCCCATGGGGTTTTCTACAAAGGTGAAAAGAAAGAAAGCGGTAAGGTCGGTGGCAAAGCTTTTATCATTAAAGAAGAAGTTACTGATAAGCATTGGAGAGACCATATCGAAGGAAATGATCCAAGCCTTGGTATTATCCCTATACGTGACGATGCCACTTGTTCTTGGTCTTGTATTGATGTTGATGATTATTCTATAGATGTACGCAAGACCATACAACTTTACACAAAATTAAATCTACCAATTATACCTTGCCGATCGAAGTCGGGAGGATTTCACTTATTTATTTTTTACAATGAGCCTGTTCCAGCAAAAGATGCTATCGCAAAACTAACAGAGATAGCTTCGGTGCTTGGATTTGCTGACTGTGAGATATTTCCAAAGCAAGAATCTCTTAATGCAGAGCGTGGTGACACAGGAAACTTTCTTAACCTTCCGTATTTTAAGGGAGATATGTCTGGCAGATACGCCATGGACGAAAAAGGAGAGTCATTAACGCTTGATGAGTTCTTCAATTTGGTTTCTCAGAAGGCAATCACACACGACCAACTTCAAAACCTATCTGTAAAGCCCTTAAAACAGAAAAAAGCCACTTTTGACGGCCCTCCATGCATCGAAATCATGCAAAATATGGGTATTTTTGAAGGATCGAGGGATGATGTGGTATTTCACTACTGCGTCTATGCAAAAAAGAAGTTTGGACCTGGTGAATGGCAAAACAAGGTCATGGAGTTTAATGCAAAATACTGTCAACCACCGATGAGTTACGATCAGGTCAAAGCAAAAATCGATCAACACGAGAAAAAAGAATATGGCTACAAGTGTAAAGACGTTCCAATGCGTAATCACTGTGACAGCTCAAAGTGTCGTATCAGAAAGTTTGGTATTGGCAGAGATGATATTGAAATGAATATAGCCAACCTGACCAAATTGGAGTCGGATGAATCTGTGTGGCACTTAGATGTGGATGGTAAAAGAATTACAGTTATCACAGATGAATTGATGGATCAAAGAATGTTCCGTAAGAAGGTGCTCGAAACACACACCAGTTTACCTGTTGAAATGTCCAAAAGAGATTTCGAAGCTAGAATCAGAGAATTATTAGAACAATGTGAGGTTATTAAGATGCCTTACGAAGTGACAAAAGAAGGACAATTTAATTCACATCTTGATGATTTCATATACAATCAAGCTATCGCCGATGAAGCAGAGGAAGTATTAAATCACTGTGTTTGGAAAACTGATGGCAAAGTATTTTTTCAGTTGGCTAGCTTGGAGCGATATTTCCGTAAAATACAATTCAAAGAATTTAGCTCTACACAAATGGGCTCCCTTATTCGTGACCGAGGTGGTGACTCAAAGCAAGTTCGTCTTAATAAAAATACAGTCAAGAATTTATTCTTTATACCTGACCCACGACCTCAAGAAGAAAAGAAATTAAATGTTCCCAACGTTAAATCCGATGTACCATTCTAGAGTTAAAAAGATATTTGGACCACCAGGGACAGGTAAGACAACTTTCTTACTTAACATTGTTGAACAAGAATTAGAAAGTGAGTTGACACCCGAGGATATAGCTTTCGTGGCTTATACAAAGAAAGCAGCAAGTGAAGCTATTAACAGAGCGGCATACAAATTTAAATTAGATCAAAAAGATTTTAAATATTTTCGCACCATACATAGTTTAGCATTTCAATGTTTGGGTTTATCTACTAATGACGTGATGAAGTCAAAACATTATCATGAGATTTCTGACATACTAAAAGTTGATCTTGCACCTAAAGACACACACGATGAAGATGGAAACTTTATTCAACAAGATCCGTATTTAAAAATTATCGATCTATCTCGTATTACAGGAATAGGTTTGCATGACACATTCTCTAAGTTTGGTCACATTGTTGGTGGTTGGAGAAAGTTAGAACAGATTGCTGAGTATCTTAAAGAGTTCAAAAAAAATAGAAAATTATATGACTTTACTGACATGTTGTTAGAGTTTAATCTTAGACCTGACATATGGCCAGAGATAGAGGTATTAATTGTTGACGAGGCGCAAGACCTATCGCTCGTACAGTGGCAAGTTGTTACAAACCTTATCTCAAAATGTAAAAGGGCATATTTAGCAGGTGACGACGACCAGGCTATCTTTAAATGGGCTGGAGCGGATGTTAATACATTTCAGTCTTATCCTGGCACTTCTGTTGTGCTCAATAAATCCTACCGAATACCTCAATCCCATCACTTCGTGGCATCCAAGATCGTTCGAAATATCAAAGATCGTGTTGAAAAAGAATGGGAAGCTAAAGACGAAGAGGGCAAGGTTGTTACAGTCTATTCACATGAAGCGATACCCTACAAAGATAAAGAATGGCTCGTCCTCGCAAGGACTAAATACATACTTAATAAAGTTGAAAAGTTCTTCTTGGAACAGGGTTTCTACTACCAACGATTTGGTCAAAGCAGCATAGCGGATAAACTGAAACACGCTATCGCATCTTGGAATAAAATATCTGAAGGTGAGAGTGTCGGTTTAGAAGGCGTGAAAGCTATGTATGAATACATGAGCTCCGGTATTGGTGTTCAAAGAAATTTTAAAAACTTAAAAAACTTAGACGATAAAGAGAAGTTTGATTACGAAAAACTGATGTTTAATCACGGACTCTTGGTGGATAAAAATGCTACTTGGTATCAAGCATTAGATAAAATTCCATATGGTAAAGTGATGTACATACGACAATTAATGAAACGTGGTATTAACATTTGGCAAAAACCACAAATAGAAATTTCAACCATACACGGCGCTAAAGGTGGTGAAGCTGATAATGTTGTGTTGTTGTTAGACTTATCTCGTAAGTCGGAAGAAACATTAATTAACAATCCTGATGATGAACACCGAGTTTTTTATGTCGGAGCTACCAGAGCTAAGAAAGAGCTTTGGTTGGTGCGTTCAGAATCAGATCGAGAATACCTGGAGGTGCTACGATGAGAATCGTATATATTGACGGAAAATTAAAAGTATCTTTTATAGAAGAAGAAATGAAAGCCATTAAAAAGACTTGGCCACAACCCATCGAAATAGATAAACGTTGGATACCGTTCTTGGTAGAGGATATTGCAAATGTAAATTTAGAAGCATGGAAGGATACATTTAAAGAAGAGTAATGGGTATACAAAATCCTTTATTTGCACCACCTAGTGAATGGGTTTGTCCTGAATGTATTGATTACAAAGGACAAAGTCCCGTTGCGATTGATTTAGAAACTTACGATCCAGGAATCAAGGACCACGGACCAGGGTGGGCTACTGGTAATGGTAAAGTTGTTGGTGTCGCTTTAGCATGGGAAGGTTTTAAAGGTTACTTTCCAATTGATCATGATGCTCCAGGTAACTATGACAAAAAAGTTTTTTTAAGACAGTTTCAAGATTTATTAGATAGATGTCCTGAAATTGTTTGTCACAACGCCATGTATGATGTGGGTTGGATGAGACGCATGGGTATGAGAATTACTTCTAAGATTTGGGATACAATGCTCATGGCACCTATCTTAGATGAAAACAGAATGCGATATTCATTGAATGTTGTGGCACAAGATTATTTAGGCGAAAAGAAATCAGAAACACTTTTATATGAAGCAGCAAAAGAATGGGGTGTGGATGCAAAGAATGATATGTGGAGATTACCACCGATGTATGTTGGCCCTTATGCAGAGCAGGATGCTGACCTTGCATTAAGATTATATCATGTTTTAAAAAGAGAAATTGTTGCACAAGATTTAACTCACATTAATGAGTTAGAACACCAGGTCTTACCTGTCTTAATTGATATGAAATGGAATGGTGTTAGAGTTGATATAGACCAAGCAGAACGATCCAAAAAAGATTTATTTAAACAAGAGAAAGTTAGTTTAGATAAAATCAAAGCAGAGACGGGTGTCGCTGTGAATGTTTGGGAGCCGAAGTCTATAGCAAAAATGTTCGATGTGTTGGATATTCCGTACGCACGAACTGAACTGACGGGTGCTCCTAAATTCGACAAGCATTTCCTCCGCACACATGAGCATCCGTTGGTTCAAGCAGTTGCCGATGCAAGACAATATAACAAAGCTCGCACAACTTTTATTGATACAATTTTAAAGCATGAACATAACGGAAGAATACATGCTGAAATAAATCAGTTACGTGGAGATGGTGGCGGTGTCGTGACAGGGCGATTAAGCTATAATACACCAAATCTACAACAAGTTCCGTCTTCCAGTGTTTTAGGACCGATGATACGCTCGATCTTTAAACCTGAGGAAGGAATGCAATGGGGTGCGTTTGACTATTCACAGCAGGAGCCACGACTGGTGGTTCACCTAGCCAGTCTAACGAATGGCGGGTTGAAAGGCGCTGATGAGTTTGTCAACGCATACCATGAAGATCCCAACACAGACTTCCATACCATGGTCTCAGACATGGCTAAAATAGACCGAAAAAAGGCTAAAACGATCAATTTAGGGCTGTTTTACGGTATGGGTAAGGGGAAACTAAGCTCAGAGCTAGGATTGACTCCTGGTGAGGCTGAGGATCTTTTTGAGAAGTATCATTCTCGTGTTCCTTTTGTAAAACAAATGATTGAATTAACCATGAAAAAAGCTGCTGACGTCGGTCATGTAAGAACATTGTTAGGTCGTAAGTGTCGATTTGATACGTGGGAGCCTATACGATATGGAGTCCACAAACCACTGCCCAGAGCAGAAGCCGAGAGAGAACATGGCAAACAAATTAGAAGAGCTTTTACTTACAAAGCTTTAAATAAAATTATTCAAGGATCAGCCGCTGATATGACCAAGAAAGCCATGGTTGATTTACACGCCGAAGGTATTACACCGCACATTCAGGTACATGATGAGTTGGATTGTTCTTTTGACAGTGAAGCACAAAAGAATAAAATCTTAGAGATAATGAAGAATGCAGTAGAATTACAAGTACCAGTTAAATTGGATGCGGAGGTTGGTCCTTCATGGGGCGAGGCGAAATAGTAAAAAAATTAGATGACAAAGTAGAAGCCACTCTTTGTCCAAACTGTTCTTATGAACATGTGATTGTTCCCATGTTTCGAATTAAAAAAGATGAGTTTCACTGTTTATTATGTAAACAATCTTATGTCAAAAGAGTAAACGGCAGAACTTTATATCTTCCTGTTGAAGATCCTGATGTAGAGTTTGAAGCTGACTTTGAAGTTTAGCAACGACAATTAATAAATCTGTTTTTTGCAAGAGACACTAGATCCAAAAACTTTTGCGATACACAAAATTCCTTTCATGTTTCGGCCGTTGCTATCCTAAGATTTTAGCATTTGCATAACTGTCATGCAATCAAAACAAAACTTTATTTTTTTTTATTGTGTATAACTTCGCCAGGAGAAAATAAAATGTTTAACTTAACCAAAAAATCAATGAGTCACTTTTTAAATTTTTTTAAAGAAGACAAAGATGAATCAATTAAAAATTTCTGCCAAGCAGAATACAAAAATGATTGGTACGCAGCTTACATGACTTTCAAAGAAGAAGGTCGCTTTCCAAACTTTATTAGACGTAGTCTTTAATAAGTACGGTAATCTTTTGATGTACAAAAGCCTGTAATATACAGGCTTGCATCTTTTCGTTCTTGTTGAAATTTAAAATATTCAACATAATTAACACATCGTTCAACACTTTCAAAAGGCTCATAAAAAGGCATTAACTTACAGCTATCCTCTAGAGCCAAAGAAACATTTTGAATACACGCTATTATTAATACATATACATTCATTTTTTACTCCCTATTGACATTTATACCATAAATTCTTATATTATACTAAGAAATTAGGACAAATGGTTTATTTAGTAATAACAGCTCTACTTATCATTACCATCATCATGAACTTTAGATGGTTTATGGCCTTTGGTCTAATTATTATTTTTATACTATATCAAATAGGAGTTATTTAATGGATGCTAGCAAATACAAATCCGTGGCTATTAAAGTCGCTGTGTATAATAAAGCACGACCGATGGCAGATGAAGATTACTGTACCATGGGTGGATTTATACAAAAACTAATTGACGATGAATACAAGTTTAGACAAGAGGAGAAAAAGAATGGAAAGAAAGTACGAAAGTAGATCTATAGAATTTAGAAAGCATTTAAGAAATGCAATTAGTTATATGAAATATGATACTACGAATTTTTCCCTACCCCACACTGTAGCTTATTTAGAAGGTTATATTGCTGGGATTGAAGCATTGGAAGATAAAGAATATGAACTATGGCTCAGGGACCAAGAAGATAATGCAGACCTGACACCCAATCATGTGATGCATATTCATGGTAAACGAGTCACGTAACAAGTTCCGATTGCGCCGACCCAATTCGGGTAGAGCAGATGTATAGCAACATTCGGCATAGTGTTGTGAAAAGCTGTGAGTTTTTACTAGTGTGCCTTTCCACCAGTATCACTCAGGTCGGCAGCCAACAAAGGGGGACATCATGAAATTTCAACCAGTGTATGAGTATCAAGATGGGAGAGGACATTCTGTTCGTTACTCCCATCAACGGGATAAACGTAGACGTGCCCGAAAAAGAGCTGAGAAACTAATGGGTAAAACTTATTTTACAAACCCAAATTCTTCAATAGAATCACTTTATGGATATCAACATGATGACAGAAGACCTGGAGGCGTTGATCTCTAGGCGTATGGTCTTAGATCTAATTGACCATGATAAAGACTATTTTAAAAATAATAATGAGAAAGTCGAAGCATTACGGGCCTGTGCCGACCTTTGGGATCACGAATTAGTGGGTGATACCAAGGATTTACAGGAAGCTACCCGACGTTTAATTATTCAAAAATTGTCTAAACTCAAGAACGGAAATGTGTTATCTTTCCCAAGATGATAAGAGATATTGTAAGAGCAGTTGAAATCTTTACAAAAATTTCTGATCCACCGGAGATGTTAGAAAAAATAATGTATCGGGTGATTTATCGAGATGGAAGTAAAGATGAATTTACGCATGATGAGTGGAATAATATTGTGACCAGGGGTAGTAAGGCTTTGATCGAGAACCAAAGCCCACGGACCACCTAGTTTATTCCTTTTTTTCTGCTAATTTAGCCTGTAAGAGAGCAATAACAATGTACGCTTCCTCTAATTTCTTTTCTAACTCTTGCATGATAAACCTCCTTCATATGCGTTAGTGCGTACCTATCACTGTATCAAAGTGCGATTTCAAAAGTCAATAAATCTTTGATCTTGACATTTATTTTTGTTATGTTCCTAGTAGTACAAGGACTATAAACCACGGACCAAGGAGCAAATTATGCCAAAAGGACAAACACCACAACAAAGACGATTTAGAAAAGAAACAAAACCTTTAAGACAAACAATTAGAAAAGCTAAACAACAAATTAGCCTTACACGTGATAATGACAGATTAAATGATTTAAGAGATACAATATCAAATACAATGGAAAGTTTTTTAAACCCTATAGCAGGCACTGGTATATCTGGAGCCGCAGGAAATGTCTTAAAAAAATTAAAACCAATGAAAAAAGAAATGTCCACCGGCGGTGAAGTTGACATTGATATGACAACGGAGATGGATGTCTAATACACTCACATACGCTGGTCTTAGTCGAAGAAAGAAAAAGAAGACCGTGAAGAAGAAGCCAAACATTCGAAGCATGAAAGATTTATCCAAAGCAGTCCTTGGTCGGAAGCGTGGGGGTAAAGCATAATGGCTATTATGCAGACTATTAAGGCTGAAAGAGCATCAAGAACTCCGACTAGTATAAACAGACCGGGCACTGATTCTCCAAATTTTAAAGGTTACAGTCGACCAAAAAAAGAAAAAGATAACAAGCCAGCCACAGAAGCTGTTCAAAGTTTTTTTGCACCCAGCACATCATCTCAAAGTAGAAAACAGTATTATGATCAACTTGGTGGTGGACCCGCTCCGTTACAAGATATTCAAAACATTACAACAACCTATAATCGTTCTGCAGACATTCCTGGTTATCAAGCTAAGATGCGAGATTATGAAGCTTTTCAACAAGCTCAAGCGAATGATGGTATTGCACGATTTACGCAAGGACCTTTTAAAGGACAACAAATTTTAAGTATGAACAAACCAGAGCTCACCGCCATGGCGCCGACATTGAGTCAATTTATGGGTGATGTAAGTCGAGGTGCGGGTGATATGCTCAGTGGTATTGCAAAAATTCCTGGTCAAGCATTTGAAGCTTATCAACAAGTTTCTCCTTTAAATTTTATTCTGAATCAATTTCAAAAAGCGTATGGTGTTGGCGAAGATGTTTTAAAGGGCGCCGGTAATTTCTTCAAAGGTGAAAGTCAATTTGCACCCGCTCAAGCTTCTGGATCTATTCCCACACAGCAAGAAATACAATCTGATTTTACTCGTGGCATGACTATGGCTCAAATAAGATTATTTAATAACTTAACAGGGACAGGCATGAATCCTGATATGGCCAGACAACAAGTTTTAATGCGATATGCTAGTGGAGGTATTGCTACGCTTAATTAGTAGGATCGAAAATGTCTACTATTTCTTCTATCATACCTTTTGGGATCACGGTCGACCGACCAAACTCTTTTGTACCTGGAATAAAATCTGCTACGATGGTAATTGATTTTTCCGTTTCTTTAAGGACAAGACCATAGCTATGTACAACACAAGCATCTTCCAATGTATCAATATCCTCGGAGTCATACCAACCAGATGGATGCTCAACAGTATCGAGCCACGAAACACGGACCAATCTCATAAATCCAATATACATTATTCTACAGAAATTAAATCTAAACTTGTCCGAAAAGTCATAAATTGGTTTACATATTTACAAAGTAGTAAAAATATATATATATCAAGGCTTATCTCTGTAAATAAGTTGTCATACGGGGGTATGTCGTTGGTTTACAAGATGACACGGTTTGTTGAAAAATATAGCTTTTTTGACACCGCACCTCAAAAAGGAGGACAAAATTATGCCTAAAAAAGACGTAAAAATGCTCGAATTGACCCCAAAACAGATGAAATTTGTCAATATTTTCATCGAAAAGGGCACAATTCAGAGTGCAAGACAATGTGCTTTGGACGCTGGTTTTGCAGAATCTGGTGCTACAGTCATTGCAAGTCAACTACAAAACCCAAAATACTACCCACATGTAGTTGCTGAATTAGAACGAAGAAGGGCTGAATTAAATAGGAGATATTCCATTTCCTATAAATCACACATCCAAAAGCTAGCAGAACTGAGAGACTCTGCAGAAAAAGCAGGTAATTACACAGGAGCTATTGCTGCTGAGAAGTATCGAGGTATGGCTGCTGGATTATACGTTGACAGAAAAGAGGTCATGCATGGTACGATCGATTCAATGTCCGTAGGAGAGGTAGAGGATAAGTTAATTGAACTTCGAAAAAAGCTATCCATTCAAGGGGAGTATGAAGTTATTGACCATGACGCATCTGAAGGGACACTTGTCGGAGAGCCTGGCGATGACATACTTACTGAAGAAGGGGAATCTGGTATTCAAGACGATTCATGACACAGGTTGTGTCGATCTTGTTGCCATTGATAAGCGTGGTAAAGTCCATTTGTATGACGTGAAAACGTCTTTGAAATATGCAAAGGGAAAGAAAAAAGGGCGTAGAATTAACCGAGTATTGACTCCATTACAAAAGAAATTAAAGGTTGAGTTATTGATGGTTGATTTAGAAGAAGAAAGGTGCTGGATAATTAAACATGGCGGAAGAGAAGAATCTCTGGAAACAATTAAAAAATAACACAAAATCAATCATTTGGACAAGAATAGAAGCTACATCAGGTTTGGGTATTCCTGATTTGTTTGGTTTTTATAGACGAGGCTTTTGGCTAGAACTGAAGATAATAACAAATAATAAATTAAACTTTAGTGCACATCAAATTGCGTGGATTCACAGGCATTATTCTGCTGGTTGCCCTGTTTTCGTACTTGCCAAGGACCCTCTTTCGAAGGGGGTTAAATTATTCTCAGGCTCCATTGTCCGTGATCCATTGTCCATTGCCGATAAACCATACCTATGCTCCATTACGCCAGGCAGCAGGTCCCCGGGCTGGGGACAGCTCCTGCTGATGCTGGGATCCTGGACTCCTGATGGCAGGGTAAGCACGAAGCTCCATTAGTCCATTGGCCACGAACCTTTCTCCATTGTCCATTACAGATAAGTCTGCAGCCCGGCGTCCCAGGCAGGAGTTGGTAGTTGCAGACCCGGCTGCTGGTTTTCCTGACGCTTGACACAGGAGGTGCATTATGTTACTGCATGAATATTCCTTCTTTGTTTAGTTAGCCAAACGAAACAAATCGGTGAGTCGAAGTCCTCGGCTCACCACCCTTTTTCCATTGTCCATTCTCCATTACCGTCATCAAACAAGCATTAGATATAGAGTATGACCTGCAGCTCGGCGTCCCAGGCAGGAAGTTGCTGGTACAGCAGGTTTACAAAAAAAATCTTTTACCTCTTGACATCCTAACTAATTAGGACTATATATATTAAGTGAGTGGCTGGTCTACTGAAAAATTACAAGTAGAGAGCAGGATAAAGCGACGGGGACGAAAAGCCCTGTTTAAGGAACCAGACCTGCACGCTCGCAGAGCTGTAAGGTTATAACCCCAGGGCTCTTAAATCAGCTGGGTAATAGATGGCTCAGGTAGTTGCCGTAATGACTCGAGACCCTGAGCCATAAACAAAGGAGGCAAAGATGAAT